GTGAAGTACATGACGATCGCCGTCACAAATCCATGCTTGAAGATTTTTGGCTACCTAGACGTGAAGGCGGTCGCGGAACAGAAATTACTACTTTACCTGGCGGCGAAAACCTAGGTCAAATCGATGATATTCTCTTCTTTCAAAAGAAATTGTATAAATCGCTTAACGTGCCGCTTAGCCGTCTTGAGTCTGATACAGGGTTTAATATTGGCCGTGCGACTGAAATTAACCGAGAAGAAGTTAAGTTTCAAAAGTTTATTGATAGACTGCGGAATCGTTTTTCATATATTTTCTTAAATGCGCTTGAAACACAGCTTAAGCTAAAAGGAATTATAGCTGACGATGATTGGGATAATATGAAAGAATATATTTCAATTGATTACATTAAAGATAATTACTTTAGCGAATTAAAAGAATTTGAAGTTCTTAAAGAGCGTCTAGACATGGTACAATCAATTGAAGATTATAATGGTAAGTACTACTCTCAAGAATGGATTCGCAAAAATATTCTTGGTCAGTCCGATGATGACATGGATCAAATTGATAAACAGATTGCAGATGAAAAGGCCGAAAAAGAAAACTCAGACGATAACATGTTTGCATCAGTTGACGCGGAGTCTGGTGGAGATTTAGAAGCCGATTTACCTGCGAATGATCTTGAAGACGAATTAACTGATATAGACACAGATTTGGAAGACGATCTTGAAGAAGAAATTAATTTAGAGGATGAACTCAATTAGTTTTTTTAAAACACTAGAATATATAAATATATCAAACAAAAGGTAATATTATGAGTAAAGATTTGTTAAATGCACTTATGACCGGTAATAAAAAGGATGCGGTATCTAGTTTTGCAAGCGCTATGGCAGCAAAACGAGAAGAAGCATTACAGGTCAAGAAGGTTGCAGTTGCAAACGACATTTTTAATGCGCGAAACGTAAAGGGATAAAATGAGACTTATTACGGAACACTTTGATAATTTGGAGTACATTACTGAAGATAGAGATGGCGAAAAGGCCACTTTTATCGAAGGTATCTTTATGCAGGCCAACAAGAAGAACCGTAATGGCCGGGTATATCCAAAAGAAACACTTTATAATGCCGTTGAAAAATACGTCAACGAGCAGGTTAAAACTGATCGGGCAGTTGGTGAGTTAGATCACCCTAATGGCCCGCAGATTAACTTAGACAAAGTTTCACACAAAATCACCGAGTTGAAGTTTGACGGTGATGATGTTGTTGGAAAGGCACAAGTACTTAAAACACCTATGGGACAAATCGTTGAAGGTTTGATCGCCGGTGGAGTTAAACTTGGTGTCTCGAGTCGTGGTATGGGAACCGTTGAGAATAAAGGTGGAGCAAGTGTGGTCAAGAGCGACTATATGCTCGCCACAGTTGACATTGTTCAAGACCCGTCTGCACAAGAAGCTTTCGTGAATGGTATCATGGAAGGTGTAGAATGGATCTGGGAAAATGGAATACTGAAACCTCAGCAACTTGAAAAGTATGAGACTGAAGTTCGTAAATCTTCTTCTAAAGAGCTGGCGTCAGTTCAGGAGAAGGTGTTCAAAGACTTCCTCTCTAAACTGTAAAATAGGATAACTATTATGTCACAAGAAGAAACTAAAAACTTGCTGGAAACAGCATTTGCAGCTCTTGAGTCTGATACCGAAGTCCTTGAGGAAGCAGAAGAGAAGACAGAAGAAACTGTTGACGAAACTGCAGTCTTTAAAGTATGGGGCGAAGATGAAGATACTCAAGAAGCTGAACACGAAGATGAAGACGAAATGGATTCTGATGAAGATGAAGTAGAAGTCGATTCTGAAGTAGAAACTGACTCTGAAGAAGATGAAATGGAAATGGATTCTGAAGAGGAAGAAGATGAGGACGAAGCTGAAGAAGCTTATGGCTCTCATGACGAAGATGAGGACGAAGTAGAAGAAGATGAACATGAAGCTTATCATGATGAAGATGATGATGAGGACATGGAAGAAGCCGACATGGATGATGGTGACGGCGGTGAAGTTGAAGAAATCGACGATGACGAAGTAATGGAAGATGAGGAAGACGACGGTATCGATGGTACTGCGGCTGCTACTACCGGAGCTGATGACGTTATTACTTCTTCAATTGATAAGATCGCTGGAACTATTACTGCTGCTGCAGCTGATGCTGCTATGAAGAAAATCAATGCTGCTCATTGTGAAATGAAAGAAGACATTGATGCGTTGGTAGCTGAAGACGAATCTCTTTCCGAAGAGTTCAAAACAAAAGCTGCAACAATCTTCGAAGCTGCTGTATCTGCTAAAGCACGGGAACAGGCTGAAAAGCTTGAAGAATCATATGCTGACTCTGTGAAAGAGCAAGTTGAAGGTCTATACGAAAGTTTGGTAGATCAGATTGATTCTTATATGACTTATGTTGCAGAACAATGGGTCAAAGAAAACGAAGTTGCTGTTACAAATGTACTTCGGACTGAGATTGCTGAAGGATTTATGGCATCTCTGAAAGAGTCATTTGAAGATCACTACATCGAAATGCCTGAAGGTAAGACTGACATGTTTGACGAAATGAGTCAACGTGCTGGTGAGCTTGAAGAGCAAGTCGCTGAAGCTGAAGCAACTACTCGTAAACTCCGTAAGCAGTTGGTTGAATCACACCGTAAAGCTATCATTAAAGAAGCATCTGAAGGTCTGGCAGATACACAAGCGGCCAAGCTTTCTAAGCTACTTGAAGATGTGCGGTTTGAGTCTACATCTAAATTCAAAGAAAAAGTTGCTACTATTAAAGAATCATACTTCTCACAGAAGAACGTTGAAGAAGTTGAGTCTGAGTCTGAAACATCAAACTCAAACACAAATGTAGAAGTCGTAGTTGAAGATATTGAAGAAGAAGCTTCAATTGATCCAATTATGGAAAAATACCTTAAGGTCACGTCTAAAATGGAACGTGATTTTAAATAACCTAACCACGTTAAAAACTAACAACAAGGAAAACTATTATGTTTAATTCAGAACAAGCACAGAAAAAGTGGGGTGCTTTGCTCGACCATGCTGATTGCGAGCCAATCAAGGATAACTACCGTCGGGCGGTAACTGCCACACTCTTGGAAAACCAAGAAAGAGCAATGCGGGAAGAGCGCGCGCAGCAATCTTTCCAACTTAACGAGTCAGATACACAAACAGCTGATATGGGTAAATTCGATCCTACGTTGATCGCACTTGTCCGTCGCGCTATGCCTTCTTTGATCGCATACGACGTAGCTGGTGTACAGCCAATGTCTGGACCGACAGGATTGATCTTCGCGATGGTTCCTGTATACAAGTCTACTAAGAGCGGCATTGATCCTGCGAACGATACAGAAAAGGGATTGGCGTTTGGTGCAGGAGCACCTGACACTGGATTCGGTGGTGACGGAGAAGGAGAATCTACAGGTACCGGATATGATACAGCGACCGGTGAAGCACTTACAGGAACACACGGCGATACTTCACCGTCTGCTGGTGCGTTCGGAGCTATGGGTTTCCAGATTGACAAGGCCACAGTAACTGCTAGAACGCGTGCGTTGAAAGCTGGTTACACTATGGAACTTGCTCAGGACCTGAAAGCAGTTCACGGTTTGGACGCTGAGTCTGAGCTCGCGAACATCCTGTCAACTGAAATCTTGGGTGAAATCAACCGTGAAGTTATCGGCGCGATTCGCACACAGGCTAAGACTGGTACAGAAGACGGTTCAACTGTCGGTACATTCGACCTGAACGATACTGCTGATAACCTCGGCGCTCGTTGGGGACAAGAAAAGTTCCAGTCTTTGGTGTTCAACATCGAAAAAGAAGCTAACCAAATTGGTCGTGAAACACGTCGCGGTAAGGGTAACTTTGTTATCGTTTCCCCGAATGTTGGATCAGCTTTGGCAGCAGCTGGTAACTTGAACTACAGCGATGGTTTGACTTCAACTGGTCTGTCAATTGACACAGTTGGTAACACATTTGCCGGTACCCTAAACGGTTCTACTAAGGTTTACATCGATCCCTATCAGACAACTGATCAGGTAATCGTTGGTTACCGCGGTGCAAACGCTATTGACGCAGGTCTGTTCTACTGCCCCTACGTTCCTTTGACAATGGTCAAAGCTGTAGGTGAAGAAGACTTCCAGCCGCGTATCGCGTTTAAGACACGTTACGGTTTGATCTCTAACCCAATCGCGGTTAATTCTGCGGATTCGGTTGATGGTCTTTCTGCTGCGGGAAGCAACGTCTACTACCGTAAGTTTACTGTAACTAATATCTAATCTAAGATTAGATTATTCAAAAGAGTGTCCTCCGGGACACTCTTTTTTTTATATAAATAAAATTATGAAAACACTAGCAGATTATGTATTACATGTAAAAGACGTTATGCCTATTGATATGTGCAAAGATTTAATAAGCACGTATGATGCGGTAGCTGAAAAAGTTCAGTATGAAAATGAAGGTTATAATTTTGGTGAGTTAAATATTAACCTAGATGAAGACTTTAAACCATTTCGAGAGGATATGTGGTATCTTATGTCCTCTATTCATAAATTCTATATAGAAAAAACTCAAGCGCAAATACCCGAATCACAATCGTATGAAGCTCCTAGAATAAAAAGATATGAACCTAATGAAGGTTTTTTCGATTGGCATTTAGATTCGTGCAACATCCAAACTGCAAAAAGGTCGCTTGTAATGTTTTGGTATTTAAATGACGTTAATGAAGGCGGCGAAACTATATGCGATGTAGGATCAGAAATCGCAATTAAAC